GATAAGCGGGTATTTCTTTCTGCACCCCCTGCGCCGCCCGCCATTGGTCATCAAGTTTTGCTTGATTGGCTGCTGTTCCTTTTTGCCACTTCCCTCTGCTGTCTTTGAAGTACCATGCGCCGTCGTCCTTGCGTACATAGGTTATTACGCCCTTAGTTTGCTTGGAAGGGATAACTACTTGGTCACCCGCCTTCGGCGTCAAAACGGCAGCGGCTCCTTTTGCCTCTCCTTGTCCCACGCCAACAGGACTTGGTTGTACTTCTTCTGTAACTCCTTCTTTAGCTTCGGCGGCGGGTTCTGTTGTAGTCGGTTGTACAGGTTTAGTAGCTGTTGGTGTAGGCTGTCCTTCGTATACATTGGCTTCAATACTTGTTTTGCCTTTTAATATAGCGTTTACTATTCGATGGTGTCCATCTGCTACATAATACTTATCGCCACTTTTTATTAAAACAATAGGCTCTTTACTTTCACCAACATTCTTCGTTGCCTCAAGGTTTTTCTCTGTTACATTCTTTTGCGTAGGGATAATACTTGACAATGAAACGGATTGCTTTGGCAAAGAAGATTCCTTGCCACTTTCAATCATTTCATCAACAACTTTCTTGTCCGCTTCGGGGATGGCTTCTGCCTTATTGTAAAAAACTTTTTCTGTGGGTATTTTAGGCCACGTTGATTTGTTTTCTTCTTTAAGTATTTCTATGCTTTTGGGTTGTGCAACAGCGGCGGCGCCCTTCGGCTGTTCTACTTTTGATTCTACGGCAGGGGCGGCGGCGGGGGCTGCTTCCTCTACTACTGCGGGTTGTTCTTCTTCTACTACTAATTTAGGAAGGCGGCGTTTCTTAGGCTGCTCTACCAACGGTTCTGATACTTCTGTAACAGGGGCGTCCTTTGGAGCGACAACGCCGCCATCGTCTGTTACAACAACACTACCTTTTGCCAAAGATTCTCTGGTCTTTTGGCTTTCGGCTACTTCTTCCTGCATGGTTTTTGCGGCCACGGGGTCAACGGCGGCGGCTTGCACGGCTCTCACCTGCATATCTGTCTCGTTTACAAGCATTGCTACATACTTGTTTCTTGACTTTTCAGGCATAGCCGCCAATACGGGTGTATTATCTACAACTTCATTTGCTACCTTAAACCTGCCAATCAGATTCATCTTTTCTTCGGCCTCTTGGGGTGTAATCAGCCCCGCCGACTGCTGTCTTGCGATTTCAGCTTGTACAGATGACGTATACGCCTCACGCCCTTTCCGACCTAAGTTGGAAAGAAAAGGTAACGCAACCCTTGATTGCCTATAATCAGCTACTCCGCTTATAGCACCAACCAATGCGCCGTCTACAAGCATGGTCGAATAAGTATCCCATGTTTGCTGCACCAAATTGCCGCTATCAAATTTATCGGGAGATAGCACGCCGGTTGCAACAGCATCGGTCCATATTGGGGCTATTTCTTCAATAGCTTCTTTTTGCGTATTGTCAATGGCTTTACCGCCAAACTTTACCAACTCATCAAATACGCTTTTAATAGACGATTTGGCGGTTGCCCTATCAATAGCCCCTTTGCTTAATTGCGATGCTATGCTCATTATCTTAGGCCGAACCGCTCGCTTTGCCGCATCAAAAACTTTTACATCAGGGAATATTAGTTCGGATACTGCATTAGCCCACTTGTCAATTTCTGCATAAACAGTTCTTTTATCAATGTCTTTATCATCAGGGTACATAGCTAATGCCGACTTTCTTGAATCATCATCGCTTGCTGCATACCCTGAAGCCAAAAGGCCTATTTTATCCAGCATCCCTTTCTTAATGCCAAAATCAACGGCTGTTTGTGCTATGCCTTCTATACCTGCCGCCCCCGCTTCCCCTTCTGCTAATATGCCTGCGCTTTTTGAAAGTCCGCTCAATACAGCCCCGATGCCTTTTGCCATAGTTGCAAAAGCAAGAACATTACCTGAAACATTCGCAGTGCCATCTAAAAACTTTTGCGCTGCGCCTCTTGCATTAACTGTTTTGTTGATCTCATCCAACTCGTATGTTTCATCAGCGGTTATGTCACCCCTTAATTTTTTCTGATTTAATTCTTTACGGCGTTGATTCAAATATGCGTTTTCTCCCAACATATCCGTCTGCAATCCTGCACTTAAAATTTCGTTGGCTTGGTCTTTTTCTGTCCTAAGTCCTGTTTTATTGGCGACAGCTTTGCCAATAGATTTAAAAGGCTGAAAAAAACCTTCGGCTAATTTGCTTAGTCCGTATGTTGGCATATTTGTACCCAACATCCCTAACTTTTCTTCTTCAGGTCTAATTTGCTCTTTGTATATTTTGTAATCCTTTGGTGTAAGGTCAAGTGCCGCCTCATCCATGTCGGATAATGTATTCATAAAGCCCAAAAATGATTGCGCTTTATTTTGCTTTTCATAAATCTTAGCGGCTAATTTTTGCCTTACAATAGCAGCGGCTTGTTCAGGATACTTTTCATCTATTTTGTCAAGGTCTTGCGCCGCAAGCACGGCTGCATTATCATCCCCTGACATGGCAAGTGCATTGATGCCAAGTTCTTCCGCATTTCTTGAAATGACACTATTTTGAAAATCAGTTTTCTCCCAAAGTTTGTAGGTATCTGGGTCTGATTGTTGCAGAATTATTTTGCCTAATTCTTTAGGCGCTATCGTAGGGTTAGCGGCGGCCACATTTGCGCCATTAAGCATAGCGGCTGCAAATTCTCTTTCTTTTTTTGCAGCCACTACTTGTTGCGCTTCTTTTTGCGCCTTTGCCTCTGCGGTTTGCCTAATGCTTGTTGGCTGCCCTACCCCCTTTGGCATTATAGGGGTTTTGACAAAAGTCTCGTCTCCCGCCAAATACGTTGCGCCGCTCCTGAATAAATCAGATGGCATTGGCAATGTTTCCGGCTGTGTTCTTACTGTTTTTTCAGCATTAGCCCGCATAGCAAGCCCATGTTGCTTTAATTTTTGAGGGTCAACTTTATATTCTACATCAGGTGCGCCCGATTGTGGTTGTGTATTAAAAAAGTTTTCGGCTGACGAAAAATCAACCTTCATTGCCCCAAACGTGGGAACAAAAGGCTTTGATGCCGTTGGCGATACGTTTGAATATGGACTTTCTTTTTTTTTTGAAGGTTCACTAACTGGTTCGGCCCAATCGGGCAGCGATTGGCTATCAACAGCTTCGGCCCAATCGGGCAATTGATTGTCTTTTTTTGTTGACTTACCCATTCTTATTTATTTGTGCGGAAACCCGCTTTTTTGATTTCTTCCAAAGATACATCACGCTTCAACTTGACAGCTTGACCGTTTGCGTTGTAAACTATTGTGCCTGCTTTCAATACAGAAGCATTGCCCTGCGGGTTATCTTCAATAACACCTCTTTTCTCTTTAATCCCCGGCTGCGCCTTTATGTCAGTTCCCAATCTTGTTATTTTAGCAAGATAGGCATTTGATGGGATTTTGCCGCCCTTTGGCTTTTGTACGGAAGCGTCCATTATCCACAAATTACCCCCTTCTGATCTAAGGTAAATATCTTCTTGTGTATAAGGTTCGTCTGTTTGCGGGTTCTTGCCCTTCAGCTTGTTTACAACGTCTACTGCGTATGCTTGTGCGTCGGCGTCTACATCTATCAATGCCTTGCCGTCTTTCTTTTTGTAATCAACAGCGTCCGCCGCCGCCTTCATGTTGTCGTACATTTTGCGATACAAAGTACCATCCCCGCCGCTGCCGCCTACATTTACAGTTATTTTTGGTGCAGGATTTGCCTTAACTTCCTCAATATCCTCTAAGCTACCTGACGCAAAAGGTTTCAAATTTTCGTACATAAGCATTTTCCCCACCATGCGTTCCTGTGCAACATCAAGTGGCTTGCCGCCTGAATACTGCTGAATTTCGCCACGTATCCTGTCTGCAATAGCGGGGTTTTTCTGTATCATGTAGTCATACACTTGGTCGGGAACCATTCGTATAGGGGCTTGTACATCTTTGCCATTCTTATCCTTAAAGCTCCCATACATTACTTTGTCGCCGTCTTTGGCTATCTCGTACTTTGGAACCCATGATTGGCTATCCTCGTCGTAGTCAAAAATGGCTCTTGACTTCAACATACTCATGCGCTTTTCGTAGCCACCTTTTGCGTTTTGACGCTTAACGCCCCGCTTCTCGCTACCTACCTCAAAATCTTTTATGGCATCCCCAAAAATAGATTCATCGGTTACGCCCAAAGGGTTGCGCTTGGCCGCTACTGATATATAATCTTGATTAGGGTCTACTTCAGACATATCTATCAAATCGCCTTTGTCATTCAAAAAGGCAGCATTCATGGCCTCTTGCTCTAACGCCCTTTTATTGTAACCCGATTTGTCTGGTATATTCTTCAACCCTTCCTGCACTCGCCCCCTAACAGTTTTTACTTTCTGTGTGTATTCATTCAAACGATTAACCTTTGGGGATATTGCCATTAAAAGCATATTAGCGTCCACGCCATCGGTGTTCGCTAACTTTAAACCTTCTTGCATTATATCACCCAACTGCTTTGCCACAGCGGGGTCATACACGGTTCCTGTAAGATAATCTTTAGGGTCAAGGTAGTTTTGCAAAAAACTTCCAAGAGACGATTTTCTTGCCTGTTCTTGGTGCGCCAAAAACTCTTTGCGTTGCATATCCCTAAACGACGTGTCCGCCGCCTTGTACAGCCCTTCGTATTGATTGACAGGTGTTGAAAACCCTTGTAAGTCGAGTGCCATATTAAATATGTTTCCAGTTTTTTCTTCTGCAAATATTAGAAACCTGCTCTGGCGATATGCCGTATCTTTTGCCTATTTCAGGATATGACAAGCCAGATTGTCTTAAACTTATCATCTCAAAAACATTCTCATTTTTTATTTTTGACTTAAAGTTCGACTCCCCAAGATATGCTTTATTCCTGCCTTTCTTGAGCATATCCTGCATATTATCTACGTTTGTGCCTAAGAATAAATGATTTGGATTGCAACAATGCCTAACATCGCACTTGTGACAGACCAATAAAGACTGGTCGTAATCACCATAATGAAATTGATAAGCCAATCTACTTGCTGTATATATTTTGCCATTATAGCCAAAACAACCATACCCCCCACTACTTTTAGCGCCCTTCCAAATCCAACAATTATTTGGGTTTGCAGTAATGGCGACTTTGCTCCAAAATCTAAACTTGTTAAATTCTAAAATCTCAAATTCAGACAATTCTATTTTTTGTCCTGCTATATAATATCCCTTTTTGTGGCTCAATATATTTTGATATTCAAGAACTCTATTATTCATATGGCGACTTTTTAATTTTAGGCAGATTAGACATTGCTCTTCCTAATCCGAATTGGTCTATGCCAAAATTGTTTGCACTACCAAAGGAACCAATGCCGCTAAAATCGCTTTTTACTCCTTTGCCTAATATGTTATTAAACCCACCAGAAAGGCTAAAATCCGCAAGGCCGAATCCAAGATTGCTTATTTCCTGCCATGAGTTTTGACGGTTTTGGTTTATCATTCCTTGCATACCAACTTTGTCTCCAAACCTTCTTACTTGGTCGTTGTATGCTTTGTCGCCTTCGGCTATTTGCCCTTCTTGTGCCTGATAAAGATTTTGAAGTCTGCGCTGTTGGTCTTGTGCTTCTGTAAATGCCAAATCTTCAAATCCTTGATTAGCCGCCGCCTGCGCCCCTGCACCTACGGCAAGTAATTGGCTTGCATCCGTGGCATTGCGCTGCGCCGCCCCCAATGTGTTGCCCATACCACCGTAAATATTCCGTTCAGCTATGGCAGCCCCCGGCATACGTGCATTAAATAGTTGTTGCGCCAATGCCAACCGCTGCGCCGCTATTGGGTTTTGCTGATACACCGGATTTTGTTGCATAAGGTTACGCAAATCCTTGTTGGCACGGCTTCGGGCTATGGTCTTGGCTATCCCCCCGATTACACCTATTCCTGCTCCGATTAATGGTAACATAGTAAGTAATTATTTAGGCTCCGTAGTATGACCACGGCTTATATCAAAATTAATGTTCAAAAATCTTAATTCAAGCGGATTATTTTCTGATACCGTAAATTCTGCCAAAATATACATCGCCACCGCCCGCATTTTTTGTCCTATAATCAACCCGTTTGTATTATACCCCGTAGCCGTAGGCTGTAATTTGTTCCGCTTTACATTGGAGTAGTATATGCCCTCAAACGACCGCCACTCAAAGTCTACAATATCTGTGGCTTGCTGATACGGTGCGTCTGCGTACATATAAAACAGCGTAGGAACCATGTCGGCTTCGACCGCTAACGAGTTGTATACCTTTGGAACACTTGGCAATTCATTTGAAACGCACATTACCCGTGACTTGTATTGCGCCCCAAAGAAATTATTATAATTGGCTTGGTTGCACTCCCATACAATACCCACGTTGCTTGCGTAAAGTTGGTTTTGAACCGTGGCCCACGCCTCCGGCGTAATCATGTAAGCCCCCATCCAAAATGGGTCATTGAAACCAAATTTATATACAAGCGTCTTGGCCCGCCCATCCCAAATATCAAACGGATAAACCACACTTGGATAATCAGGCAAATAGCCTTTAGGTGGGTTGTTTAGCAACTTAGGTATGGTTATCAGCAATTCAATGTGATGTGGGTCTACGGTTGTAACCACGTAAGGATAGCTACCCAGCGCAATTATTCCATCCGTAGTCATGCTATTGTATTGGTTGCAAAACAGCCTCCAAAAACGTGTCATGTTAAGGCTGCTAATGGCAAAAAGTCCATTGGTACTGTACTGTATAACCTTCCCGTTGCCTCTATCCAACCAAAATACAAGTCCTTTGAATTCAGTAACGGAAGTTGGGTCTATTGTTCCGAAGTTTCCCTTAAGCACGTTAATCGTTCCTATCACTTCGGGGGCTTGTGCGAGGAATGCGTTTTGCGCCGATGCCACCAACTGCACCTCACCCATGTACAAGGATGCAGTTTGATTTTGGCAAATGGCAAGCATTACAATACCCTGCTCGTTCTGCACCTTGCCTGTTACCTGCAATTTCTGTATTGGGCCGCACTCTATGGGCAATTCACGCTCATTCAAAGCATCAAAACTTGACAACCCGTTTACTGCCCCTCTTGACACATAGGTATTACTGTATGCTATGGTATTTGGCTCAATAGATTGGCCTAACCTTGTCACAAAGTTGGGCCGCCCTGTATTGGTGTTCCAAACGCTCCAAAACTTGTCGTTGGGAGACATATTCTCGGTGTAATAATCATTTGTACCATCATTGCGTTCAATGATTGACACATCTCCGATAATGTTCCCTGCAATAGTTGAAAATGATCGTATATCTGTATTGGGATTTGTTATTGGGTATTTTTGACCTATCTCGTAAAAAGGCTCATTTGTAGACGCTTGGTAAGGCGTGTACAACTCAAATGCCGATGTAGTGTAAGCGCCTGCGCTGTCGCCAATAGTGCCAATATCTTCAAGCTGCACAATTACCCATTCCCCTTCCTGACCAAGAACCGCCACCGTGTACTTGTCGCTTCCTATCAGTATATCACAAAGGTCGCCCTCTGTAAAAGTATATCCCAACCCATAACTTGTCAATAGGCTTGTATTTATGCCTATTGCTGAACGGTCGGCGGCGTAGGTAGTCTTTGTGCCTGTGGTGGTAGTGAAATCATAGTTGCCGTCCGCCCCCTTTACAAGATAAGTGATGTTCGATGCCCTTGCCTGAACAAACGACCGTGTTTTTAGGCACTTGGTCAATACAATGGCATAAGTAGTCGCCCAAAATGGTATTTGGTCTTGTAGATTTAATTGAGACAAAGACCATGAAAGGCTTGTAGTAAAAGTAGTTGCCCCGTATGTTATCGGGTCAATTTGATACACAAGGCTGTCGCTTGTAACAACGCCGCATTTACGGTCGGCAAAGTCGTAAAACACGATGCCTAACTGATATGCTGAACCGCTTTTAAGTGCTGTAATGTCTTGCCCTACCCCGCCGCCGGGTACATTGGTAATATTTATTGAGTTAATAAAGTAAAACACGATAGGAGGTGAAGGAGAGTAATATGCAATAAGGTCTGCATAAGCTGGCCCTATATATGTAAGGTTGGTAAAATCTGTTGGATTTGAAGGATACACACCATCGTTAGCTGTTACTCTATAATAACCGGGGGTATTGCCCGATGCTATGTAAATCACATATTTCAGCGTACCGGGGGAGCCGCCCCACTGAAAATACATAACCGAACCTGACGTATTTGCCCCTGATAGTGTTTCTACGTTTGGCGTGGCCGCAAGCGTGGTGTAAGAAGGTGTATCATACCCAATAATATTGTTTGCCAAAAAAAGCCTATTACGAACTATCTCAAGCGTTTTGCTTGTAATAGGTACGCTATCAAAAGGTTTTGTGGCGTATGCAACATCTAAAAACTCCCCTATTCGGTCGTTGTAAAAGTTGTAGTTAAGCGGCGTGATGCCTGCGTTGTGGTCAGCTATCTCTTGCGCTTCGGATGCCACGCTTTTATCCCATGTTTTGATGACATAGAAATCATTGGTATTAGCTATTCGTGCCACCATCTCCACTCGCTGCACATCCTGATCTACTGTGTCATCAATGTCTAAGGCTACGTTTATGTAGTTGTTATCCCCGCCGTTGGGGTTGTAGTTCTCTAATTCTGAATACACCGATAGCACGGAAGTTTCGCCATCACGGTAATAGTACCTTGTGGCAAACTGAAAAGCATTGCGGCCAATAAAATTATTTGGGTACGCATTGTCCAATCCTTTTGAGTTAGTAGTGGCGTACTGCGGGGGACGCTTGATAAGGCTTATTACTTCTTGACTTAACGGCGAAGTATATGCCTCTTGGTCGGTAACATAAGAAGGATGGTTTAGTTTAATGCCTGCATCAATGTTCAATTTTCGCTGTCGGTTGGTATCATCCGTCCAATACACCAAACCGTTTATTACCCTTGCACTATGGATAGGGTAGTAGATACTGAATCCGAGGCCGCCGGTCACTTGCGATGACAGCAATACTATGTATTCGGTGTTAGAGTCTTTTTCATAGCAAGTGATACGATGCCACGGCCCCGTTGTACACCTTTTAAAATAAATAGTACGGTTATTCTCGTAGTCATTAGCAACGCCTATTGTCTGGAAATTGATACTTGGCAACGCCTCGCTTATCTGTCGGGTTCCGCCCACGCTTTCCACCGTAGCAGTTACGCCTCTGTCTGTGCTTCCCCACCTTACGTTTTCTGCATTTACAACTCTGTTTCTACCAACAGCGAAAGCCGCTGAATCTGCATCTAAGCCGCCATCGGTTATACTTGCCAAATATTTCTTTTCGAGTTGGTTCATCAATTCTTGATTGTCGCTGTGTAAGAACTCCTCAAAATGTTGATAATGTCGGTTGTGGTCAAATCATTAAGGCGTGAACGCAACAACCTTCTTTGATTGTAATAATGCTGCCCTTCGGGGCTAAAGTCATTAGCCCTATTAGGGCTGCGCTTCCACTGTATAAAAGCCGTAATAGCAGCAAAGGCTCGCACATCTATTTGAGACGCTGCATCAAGCGATTGGCCGTCAGAAATGTACATTAACAATACGTCATCGCTTGTAAAAGTATCTGTAAGTTGTATTTGACGACGCTCCCTTACTACCTTGTAACCATTCATTACCGCCCCACCGTTTGCTCCAAAAAACCTACCTGTGGGTTCGCCGTACTCGTTGTAATTGTAGTACCAGATGCCATAAGGAAGGTAGCCAACAGTTACAGTATTTTGTGCCGTTGTGGTTTCGTATTGAACATAAGGGCCGGTAGAATCAGCCGCCCGAAGCGGGGTCAAAGAATCGTTTTTTGCTACTGGTTGAAACTTGCCACCAAAAGGTACGCCCACCATTACTTCATCTACAAAATCTTCCGGCAAATCAATGGCATAATAGTCATTGACAGGTATTTGCCTTGTATTGACGATCTTCAGCGTGTCAAGCGACAATTCCCGAAGCGCCGTGGCCGCATGGAATAACCCTTCTGCATAGAAGTGGATGGAATACCCTGATTCGAGTAGCCAACGGTTTACTATTTGGTCTAAGTTAGTAAGTTGCATTACGACAATCTTTGTTGGTTAATCGGGATGCCTACTGATTCGCTCTGTGATGGGTCTACCAATTTATCCGGCGTTGGCTGTTCTGCGTACAAGGCCACTACCTTTTCAATCACTTCCATTTCATGTTCGGGAAGCAGCGGCAGCGCCGTATAGTCGTCATATTGGTCAATGTCCATAATTACCAAACGAAAACAGACCTTTACGGTCGGCTTTATTTTAGTCAAATCCTTGGTGAAAACCACATGATTGCCAAACACCTCATATCCTATCTGGCCCAATAACCCACTAATAAGATTCTGCGACTTTAGCCGCCCCCCGTGTCCCATCTGCAACGGTATAAATTCGTTGTTCAAATCAATATTGTCATCGCAATTCCACTTAGGATACACAGCCCATACACCCATATTTCTTGGCATTTTAATAGGCTTAATTGGCAGGTCGCATCGGCTAACGCCATTCCATGATTCCACAGCAACATCCTCGTACAGAGCCATCACCGTTCCGTTGGGTATGCGTTCTACATCAAGGCTGTTTTGCGCTGCGTTGAATGTGTAGTAATCAACCTTTAAAAGTTGATTTATTACCTGACCAATAGCCTTTTTTACCTCCCCGAATGACGGGGAAGTAGCTAACGGAATAAGCCCCCCGGCCAACCGCCGCAAGATTTGTTCCGCCAAACTGTGTATGGTAGTTACAGCCATCAGGTGTTATTTTGGTTTAGAAAATTATTTTGCGATTTTACCTCAGCGTACTGCTGTATATCTTGGTCTGACAGGTTAATTCCCAATGAAGATAACGCTTTGATATACACTGCGTTATGCCAATCTTCCGGCCAGTCAAGATTTGTGCTTGCATTTTCATCAAACACAACCACCCTGCCGGAAATAAGCGTGTAAACAAAATTTGGTTTGGCTGGTCTACGGAAGTAATTGATTGTACCCGTGTATGAGTTACCACCTCCCGCTGTGGGGTACAAACGATACCGCCCTAAGCCAACAACTTCAGCAACGGGGCTGGTAACGGTAATAGGGTCTATTTGGCTATTGAGACGGTTGGCCCGCTCGTCCTTGTTGATTATCTGGACACCAGCATAAACAGTGGTATTAGATATTCTAAACTGAATCTGAATATCCAATAAAGCCAAAAACTCTGGCGAAGCGGGTACGCTAAGTACCCCCGAAATAAAGCTACCCGTGTCAAAATCATAAGTTTCAATAAAGGGGGCCAACGCTTCGTGCATACGTTGGCTGGTTGAGTATTGTGGCCTAAGTTGAGAAAACATTGACATACTTGCCCTGTCTACAATCAGGTCAAGCTCTTCGGGTGTGTAGTACGAATTTTGGTACTTGTTTACCCAAAAATTCAAAAAATTATACCCTTCTTCAAGCGTCATTACGCAATTTTTGCCAAACTTACAACCTTTTATGAATTTTAGTTAATCAATTTCATAGGATTATAATTGCCGACTTCTTTGGCATAAATATCTTTTTGACGAACAATGGCTATTGGCCGCTCCCCTACCTTGTAATGCTGCACTTTTCGGAAATCTACGTGAACGCTGTCGCACTGTTCCACGGCTATTCCCTTTTTGCCATCCAGCGGGGTTCCTATGTACGAAAGAACGGACTTGGAGGCCCGCACCAATTTCTTTGAATCGTCGCTTAAAAGCACGATCTGTGACGGCGGCTGCACCTCTTGAAGCATACAATACCCGTTTACCATGTGTATTTCGTTATTCCGTATGTAGGCAAATACGTTGGTAATGTCGCATAGCCAATACTCTTTCCCCTCGTACATAAAAGCATTCGTGTGTACAGCCTGCCCATCCTCGCCCTCTGTCATTGTAAAAACAACTTGATAGCTGAATATCACGGTGTCGCCCACGTTTATGCCTTTTGTGGTGTACCCCTTGTAGTCCATTCGCTTGCAGATGCTTCGAGGAAGTGCCACCACTTCCCCCGTAATGGTAACGTAATCGGCGGGGTTTATCTGTACCCCCGGATTAAGCGCCGCCATGCGAATAACATTGTAAAGGTCGGCAATCATCTTTTTTTCAATCTTTACAATCAAGTTGTTTACTGCGCCTTCAATAGCCATCTTTTGTATTTTGAGGGGTTAATAAGTATTCTGTTTTCATAGTACCAAAAAGCCATGTCTAAAGCAACAGATTTTATTTCATCATCTACATTTTGATAGGCAGGAATGACGTTGCCCCGAAGCGTACCCGTTATGGCAACGTAAAGCGTTGTTTGTGGCACGGGTGCGCTGCATAAACACTTGTAGTAGGGGTTATCAACCAATCTGCCCACATAATGTGGAAACGCTTTTTGCAAAACGTAGTATGAGGCTACGCCGCTATCATCCTCCCTATATGTCACGTACTTTACCATAAATATCTTCAGGACGTAAAATACTATTGTAATTTGACATTGCCATGTTATTTGCCGAAAACCCCGGCCTTTGGAGTGCAGGATACGGATAGCAAAAACGGTAGTCGCCATCTATTTCATTCATAGCTGTGTCTATGTGAACATCATCAGGCACATTTAAAAATTCGTCATAGAATTTTTGATGAACAACGTATAAGTGAAACCCTGTTATGTCTTTGGTTTGGTTAATTGGTATAGAGTAGTTACATCCCAAATATAGGTCAAATGACTTGGGCTTGTTATCAAGAAAATACTGCCACGCCCCCGTCGCCGAAAACATTAAATCATCTTCTGCTATGCACACTTCGGGAAGGTTGCTATCGGCAGCCATTCTTACAATTTTTTTATGGCTTTGGTTTATTGACGCTACCACCGTCGGCTCATCTATCACGGCTTCCCATATATAATAGTCGGATATGCCTTGCATATACAACTCATTCATTAGGGCTGCGTACCTTTCTGTGCGGCGATTGTCGTGTATAATGTTTAGTGTCATCTTACAATCCAATAGCTTGTGTTCCACGGTCTGCCTTCATGGTTAGTATGGTCTGGCTGCACAAATCTGTAAATTAAGTAAGACTTCATAATTTCTTCCGCCTTTGGGCTTATCCAAACGTAGTCTTGTTGATAATTGTCAGCTATTACCACGCCGCCCCGCCCCCGCAAATGCTTCACAGCCCATTCAAGCATTTCAGTGCGATAAATACCATCCACAATTACAATGTCATATTGCTTGTCAGTTGGTATTAGTGAAAAGTATTTTTTCATACCATCTTCTGTGCCATCGGGGATAGTCTCACATAACAATCGCCCGTTATGAAGCCCATAATTATTGCAATCTTCTGCTATCTGTGTGCCCCATTCTGAATTGGCTTCTATGGTATCAACCCATCGGCAATGATGCCGCCACCAAGCCGTGCTGCGTCCGCCCCCTGTCTCAAGTACCGTTGTAGTTGCTAAATCCCAATGCTTTACCATATCCATAAAAGGATGTGTAAGCCACGGCTCTACAAGGCCGCAAGTTAAATCTATTCTTTGCCATTCTACTAATTCGGACGTATTCATAGGTGCTCTCTATATTTTGTTGCGTAATCACAAACCCAATTATGGTCATCATTCGGGTACATGAATGTAAGTAGCCTAACTATCTTATCTACATTTTCAGGTAGGTAGCCGGGCCGCCACAGATGAGCATCTATAATATCAGGGGTAAGGCGTTCTTCCCAAAAAGAATCATCCCTATCTATCCGATTGCTTGCAAATTGTGTTCCGGGTCTTGCCCTGTCAAACAATAATGGATTCGTTAGGGATATTTCATTATATGCAGTTTCTTGATCTTTACCCCAATAGTTACCTCTCATGTTTTCACACTCAATGCCGCCCAATAAATTATCGAGACATTGTTGCAAGGTATTCCCATACTTGCCAAAAGCATTCTCGAAAGCATCATGTACACCTGTTATATAGCACATTGGGTATTGCTCTTTCGGCACAAGGTCTGCGCCCCAAATAGTAAAGTCAGAATGATGAATGGGTGGCGTTCTAAAAACCAACATATCAATATCACTTAAAATAATTGCACCGTCCATAGGTGTTGTTATTGTATGGGCAAAAAGCCGTGAACACTGCGTATATGTCGCTTCCTTATTATCATCTGCTTCAAATGATTCATAACGAACTTGTGGGCAATAACTCATAGCTAAACCAAACCTGCTAACCGCCGAATCCTTAACAGGAACCCCAACTTTAGGAAAAATAACCACCACTTTTACTCCAAGTTTCTGCCAACACCAAGCAGTTATTGGTAAGAAAAATTGATACATCGGGTCATGCGTTGTTGATACTATTGCTACCATGTTAAATAGTTTTTTTTAATAAAACTTTTTGCAAGGCAAGAATTAAATCTTCCGCTTGCGGTCTTGTAAGGTTTATTTGAACCAAACCATCTCCATGTTTTTTCATCATGGCGATAGGCCACCCCGCCACATATTCTTCTTGAGGGTCATGGATGGCAACCCAATAATTATCACAACCCAATTCACAGCATACAGTAATGCTTCTATCTTTAGTATAACTAAGTGTTATTGACTGTCTCATGTTAGAGCCCCCCTATAAACCATATTAGGTCTTTTTCATTGTAGCCTGTTCCATAATATGACACCCATTCCGGCGCATCTATGTGTGTAATACCCATTTTGTGTAGCGCCATTGATGCCGCCGATTGGTCTTGACGGCTAAACTGAAACAGCGGGTGCGAACTATCCGCAATACTGTGTACTCTATTGCCTATAAACAACCCATTTTGGCAATACTCCCACCAAAGGTCAAAAAACTCTTTCCCTTTTGGATTGTCAATGTTTATCCCGACGCATCCTGTGGCAAATTCTGGCACGTCTACAAGGCTTTCCCGTAATTCCCCTGTGGCTTGCAATAATCGGTCTGTGGCTGTTGCGCTCAATGGATACCCAGACTTAAAAAAATACAACCCGTTATCATTAATAAAATCAAACATTGGAATTGGATTGCGGGTTGCCCAAAAGCTAACATCTACCCACATTACTACTTTATATCCAATGTCAAATGCTTTTTTAAACAAATAGGGTTTGAAAGCATAAGGGTTGTCGGAATGACTTGGACACCCTTCTGGATAATCTTTTAATAGCATCAAGTCGCCGCCATACCCATTAAAAATTACACTTCGCTCCAATCTATCTATTCCAGCCGGATACCACCCGCCTATTCCTGCGCTAATTATTAACGGCTTACTATTTATTAAGTCCATATCTTTCTTCGTGACTTTCTGTTGGATAATATGAGTATAAGTAAAGTTGCTTATCTATGTGTACTTCACTTTTCAAGTGCGGCTTCAGCGCCATGCTCCATTGCTCGTCCTCGTTCCAACGTATATGCGGAAATGGTACGCTTTTAGCAATTTCAGTTTTAATTACGTTTTTGTAAAACGGCGTTCTTACAAAATCAAACCTGTCAAAATTTTCTTCCCATTTGTCGTACTTCAAAGAATGGTTTGCTCGCTTGATTTCGCCATTCATGTCGCACCGTTCCTCAAATGTAATGCAGTCGGGTGACGCATCTGCCGCTTTTAAAATCAATTCTAACGCATCATCATCTATGCCGTCATCATCATCTATTTGCCATGAATAACGTCCTAATGCAGATTGATACAGTTCTTGTCTTTTTTGGCCTATTGTGATTTCTTTGTTGTCTTTAAATACAACTAATTGAATTGTTGCAGAATTGTACGCAGATTGTTTAAGTATGTTTGACAATAATGCTTCACAATGCGATTCTCGCCCAACAATAGTTGGTATTAATATGCTTAAAATCACTTCAGCCATCTTTCTATTTCAAAGTTTTTGTCTTTCAATTTGTTATATAACTCTTGATCTTCACTCCAACCAACCTCTTGTTGCTCAATAAACATTTCATCTTTTTCAAACCCCTTATAGCCGTAAGCGGGATTGAAGTGCTTGAAGATTTCAAGGTTTATAAATGCGTACTTGCCAAGCCGCTTCGCTATTTCCATTTGCACATTGTCGCAAAATAAACTTTTAAAGCGGGGGTCGTACAAAAAGCCAAATCTTTCATAGTATTTGCGCCCCATGATGGTCATAACATTTAAAGCGGTGTGGCTGTCTTTTTCCCAATAATGAAGGTATCCGTCTGTTCCGCCAAACAATGTTTTCATGTCCGTTCTTACTATTTCATCAAAACCGTAAAAACAAAACTGCATATCGTCGCTCTGCACCATGACCACATCCCAATCCGCCGCTTCGGGGTGTAGCGATTCAATATTATTCATCCCCTTGTTTATGGCGTGTATTTTAGAGTGGCTTTCACCCCAATCCACTTTCAGGTTTTTGTAATTCCCAAGCATCCCTTTGATGTAATCATTATTCATGGATTCATCATCCAAGTCTAATGTAACAAGCACAAAAACATTATCAGGGTTTTGAAGGTTGTTGTAAATGCTATCAAGGGAATCAAAAAACCGGGCCGGACGCCCCCGTGATGGGAACTTGATAAGTATTTTCATAGCACTATTTTACTATTGCCACCACATCACCTTGCATAAGCCCATCGCCGCCGTTAATCAGTTGGTGCGGCTTGCCGCCCACAATGACACCTACACCACGTTTTTCGTAGTATAAAACTCGCTCTCCTACCTTGTACACTTTTTTCAAGTCATCAGATACTGCAATTATTTCTGCTTCACCAAGCATAGCATTGTTCACATTGGCAACTAAAACGCCGCTATCCAATTTGGTTTCCTCTTTTACAATAGGTAAAACCAAAAGCATTTGACCTACTGGCTGTAAATTGTTCATTGTATTGTTGATTTTTAAGTTATTAACTATCTATCGCAACGGTGCGCCGTTCACCTACTACAAAACCTGTTATTGGACAAACATCATCACGGACAAATTGGCCTTCAAACAAATCAGGCTTTTGTGTCGTTTTTTTACCCTGCATTAATGCTTTTCTTCTTTCATGACGCCGCCGCTCACATTCACGCTGTTTGTTTTTGTCTAAGTATGGCATAAGTCAAAGTTCAATCTGTAATTCCTCGCCTGTCAGGGCAAAGTAAAGGTTTTGAAGTTGGTGGAGGTATGCCAAATCAGTTTGCATCCATCTATAATTGTTCAAATTATTCGACAATGCTTTCTTTACGATGTAAAATGAGTGGTCTCTTAACTCCCATTCATGATTGTCAACAACACAGACAAACCCCGCCTTTTTCAATATTTCGGGCGTTAGGGGGATGGGGTAGATTCTTGAATAATCCCCCAATTTTGTATCAGGTATATGCTCCATTTTGAAAAAATACCCCCTTTCTGTTTGCAGCCAATTCCCTATTCTCAATTCATTTGGTTGTATCATATTGTCTTTTGTTTTCAACGCTGTAAAACTAAACAACCCTTTTTACATTTCCAAAAATTCGTCATAGGCATTTTTAAATTCATTGGGTAGTTGTCTGCACATAGTGTCTACATCCTTGATAAAGTACAAAACGGAACTTACCGCAACGGTAAATAACTCGATAATGAAGAAAATGATGACGGCAAGGGCCGCCGCTGGCGCATAGATAATTCTTTTCATGGTCTTTTGTATTTAGAATGGTTTTTCATCGTACCCAAGTTCCAAAATAGATTCTTTGTTTTCCACCTGAATATAGGCGTCATTAGGATGTGTTCTAAAGTCCATTATTGGGCCATCAAACCACATAGCAAAATTAGCCGTCTTTCCATGCCTGTTTTTGCCATTTATTCCCAAGCAAAGCCCCCGAACATCGTATTCTTTTTGATTTACAAATACAGGCTCCATCATGCCGTAGTATTCAGGGCGCATCAAAAACAGAATACTGTCGGCGTCTTGCTCGATAGCACCCGATTCACGCAAATCAGAAAGTTGCGGCATTTTATCACTCCTTGATTCTACCCCACGGCTAAGTTGTGATAGTGCAATTACGGGTATATCAAGCTGTTTGGCAATACTTTTTAAGCCCCTTGATATATCGCTTACTTCTTGCTCCCTGTTTTTGTTTCGTGAGCCGCTCGTAGGCATTAACTGCAAGTAATCTACAATAAGATACTTTATGTCGTGCCTTTTTTTAAGGATAGTCGCCTTCGCCCGTAAATCGTTTATATTTATGGAAGGGTCGTCATTGATAAATATTGGCGCATTTGAAACCTGCTCTATGGCATCTATTAGTTTTGTCTCGTTGTGTTCAAATACACTACCCTGACGAATCGCCTGATGGCTAATATTCGATACTTGGCTTACCAATCGGCGCATTAACTGTGTGCCGCTCATTTCGTAAGAAAACCAAGCCCCCGGCATTTTTTGGTCTATGGAAAGGTT